AAAGTGTCTGGAGTATTGTGGGTATCGATCAGGCATACATCTGCACTAGATGATGATATTTATTACCAAGCCTTCTAAGGGGTGTTATGTTAAGACAACTAAACAGGACACTTTCAAGAGGGAGGGTGTGTGGAACACCTTACTCAGGGACTTTAGGTTCTTTGATACCATCCACTGGGGACAATGGGGCTGGGTATATTTATGCAAGCCTTTCTCTCCCTGCTGACAATCTGAAAGAGTATCAAGGGTATATTACATCTGTACCTTCTGGTTTGACAATCACAGCGTACGAAAATTCGAGCTTTATAGCAGCAGCTAATGATGGGTCATATGTAGTTCCTTGGGACTTGTACGAAAATGGTGTATATCTATCTAGTACAACTTTTACTCTGAACTTCGGAGCAACTACAACCACTATAACTGGTATCACAGGTAATGCCGCTGCCAACGGTTCTTCAGCTACGATTTCAAAGATTATAAGTGGCATTGTAGGTAATTCGACAGCTAGCGGTAGTAATGCGTCTATTCTGTGTAATGTCCTTGTCAACGGTCTTGTAGGTAATTCTGTGGCGGTTGGAAATACCGCTTCAATATCTAATGATGTGAGAATCACAGCTTTCACAGGTAATGCTGTTGCACAAGGTATGACTGCAATAGTAGCCAGTAATGTTCTGATACAAGCACAAGTTGGAAACGCCCAAGCATCCGGTAATACAGCAGGCATTGGTCTTACAGTTATCGGAGTCATAGGTAATTCTGTAGCAGCAGGCAGAACTGCACACATTCAATTTGGCCTACCTTACACACTTAGTGCTCGTAGAAAAGTAATTGTTCAAAGAAATAGGAGGGCATAATTATGGGTTGTGGAAATTCAAGCGAGTTCTCCCACTATCACGGTGCAAGTCTGGACTATGGCTTCCAGTGGGATTTGGAAACCAGTGAGTTCTTGGTTACAAGTGATTGGACAATTGCTACAAGCTCTGATCCAAGTCCTACCGATGTTACCTTATCGGACGATAGTATGACAACAGATACAACGTCTATTTTTGTCACAGGTGGGACATCTGGAGTAGTTTATTACCTAACTAATGTGATTACTACAAGCTCTAATCCTCCTCGTAAGGATGGACAAGTGATTATCCTTAGCTGCCAGTAACCACTTGACAGATGAGTAACCCTGTGGTATAATTACGTTCATAAAGAAAAGGAGTTTATGTCTTTTTTAGACGACATTAAGGCTTTCAGAGACAAAGCTCTTTCGCAAGCCTCAACAAACGCTAACACTGTCACAGAAGAATTCTTCACTAAAGTTGTAACAATCTCCCCCGCAAAACCTGCTGCGCAGTTCGCTGTAGGCCATCTCAAAGACAACTACTACACAGCTATCAACGGCTACGACATGAGCACTAGCGGTTCTGTCAGTATGTCTGGAGCAAGCAGCATTGCTCGTATCAAAGCTACTTTAGCACAAAATCCATTCCTTGCCAAGGACGCTATGGTAAGTATGAGTAATAACGTTGGTTATGCATATCGTGCTGATAAATTAGGCTGGATGCCAAAAGGTAAAGGTACTAACGGTTGGTACTGGAGCGGTAGAACTGGCCCTTACTTGATGACAAGTCTAGCTGTTAGCTACACCCTTGGGGTATTCTCATGACAACAGTAAGACAAGAGTTAGAAACTCGTTTAGCAACCTTTGCTTCATCTCAATCTCCTCCGCTAAAAGTGGCTTTTGAGGATTTACCTTTCACAAAGCCCACTACTCCGTACTTAGAGTGTTTCATTGCAAAGTCGAACACTCTAACAGTTACAGTAGATGCCAATCGTACCAGAGAACTCGGAGTTATGCAAGTGAATGTTTGGACTCCTACAGGTAAAGGGGCAGGAGTAGGTGAGGTAATTGCTGACAAAATTATTGCAGCTTTCCCAGTGATTCCTATTGTTGGAACAGTTTGCATTGTAAGTCCAGCTAGTTTTTCAAGAGCTATTATAGATGAGAGCGGCTGGAGAATTCTTCCCATCACCATAATGTATCGCCATGAAGGCGAAGTTGTACCCACTTAAATTTAAAGGATATATTTCATGGCGGCAATTGCCAACACAAGTAAGAACGTCGCTGGATCGTTTATTCCAGCAGTCGTAACACTGGCGACATCCGGTGATACTCTAACATATAACGCTAACACCGGTCAAGAACTCTTTCTGACTAATACTTCTGTATCTGATGTGGTTGTCACAATTGACGGTGCAGGTGGTACTACTGTTGCTGTTCCCGGTGCAGGTGCTGCAACCTTCTCGGTTGCTTCGGGCTATGCAGTAACTGTTACTGCTGGTAACACCGCTGTTGTTCGTCTCGATACGATCCCAGCTTATTTGAATGGTGCTGTGGCAATTACTGCTGCAACTGGTGCTGTAGTCAAAGCATTTATTATTGTCTAATTTTACTAAGAAAGAAAACTCATGACTACTCTCGCATTTACTAGTGCAGGTTCGACTGTCTATTTGTCAGCAGGTGTACCAGCAACAATTGATGGCGCAGGTTTTGCCGCACTCACCTATACAAAAATCAATGAAGTTACAGACATTGGCGCTATCGGCCCTAAAGTCGCTATGGTAACTCACGTCCCTGTAGATCAATCTGTAACTTACAAGCTGAAAACTATTACCGATAACGGTAGTGTTCAATTGAAAGGCGCTCGTGCTACCAGCGATGCTGGTCAAACTCTTCTGCAAGCAGCCGTTGCATCCTTCGCCCCATATGCTCTGAAGATCGTTCTTCAAACTGGCACTATCATTTATTCGCAAGTCTTGGCGCTTGGTTATAACACAACCATCGGTACTGCCGGTGTTGTGACAACCTTCGACTCTGACATGGCTGTATCTGGCGCTATCGTTGTTGTCTAATAAAGTTTAAAGCATTACGAGGAAGGCGGGTTCTCACCCGCCCCTCATCTCACCACTCTTATAAAACAGAACTTGCACAAGCGAGTCAATAATATCTTACTTAGGCAATTGTGTCAAGTAAATCCACCTTAAAGGAATAAAATTATGTTCAACATCAAATCTGCAAATCTGTCCCTCAATGAAACTGCTATCGTCCATCTGGAAGACCCACGCACCGGTATGCTCCTGTACGCTGACGAGGCAGAAACTCAACCGCTGACCATCGAGGTGTACGGTCGCACAAGTAAAATCTTCCGCAACTGGGCTGCTTCTGAGAACCGTAAAACGTCTGCTCTGGAACGCGCTGGCAAAAAAGAGAAGACCAAAACCCCTGAAGAAATGCAAGAAAATGTAGCAGAAATGTATGCAACTCTCACCAAGAAAGTATCTAACTTCGATATGAATGGTGTTGCTCTCGACAACCACGAAGCCTACAAAGCTCTGTACAACGATCTGTCGTTGTCGTGGATCACCGAGCAAGTCGCCTCTGTTATGGGACAAACTGAAGCTTTTTTGCAACAGTAAGAAATAATCTTTCCATCTACGCAAGACATATTGCTTGGCTCAACGCTACTCCAAAAGAGGCTGAAAAGCCTCGGAGAGAAACTTATCTAGAAGGTAGTCCTTATTTAGAGATGCTTTCTCTTGACAGTTACGAGCTAAGTATTGTGCAGTGGTGGAGAGAAGTAGGTTCTGTCTCCCAAGGAGGTATGAGTGTTTCTTCTCTTGAATGGACTCAAATTAACTCTTGGGCTGAGAGAAATTGTTCTCTGGATAGTATGGATTGGGTGTACGTTGGTGATGACCAGTATAGATTTGAGAAAGTAAAATCTTCAATTATCTTGGACTACGAAATTGATATGATTATGCAGCTAAGTCGTGAATACTGTAATGAATACCACGAAGCAGTTGACCCGAAACGTCCATGCCCTAAAGAGATTGTCTTAGAAGAAGTAGATGGTTTGGAAGAGTCCACAGCATTAGGTAATGCCTTTATTGCTATGTTCAGCGCTCCGAACGATGTAGAAAGAGTTACAGTAGAGCGGTAGAGGATTCTACGGACAATATAAATTATAACACAAAGGATTAATAATGACCGTAGACATCACTTCACTTATTGTAAAAACCGAGTCCACAGGCATCAACGAACTAGTAACAGTTCTCGATAAATTTGTTACAATAGCAGACAAAGCTCAAACATCAGCAGGTAAACTCTTATCCGCTACCAAAGAAACTTCTGATTCACAATCAAAACAAGCAACACAACTAGAACGCCTCCAAGCACTTCAGCAGAAACAAGTTGATTTGCTGGGGGCGAACGCGTCTCAAACTAACGCTTATAACGCCGCCCTAAAAGGTGCTTCCGAAATGGAGCAGATTATGTCTGCTATGTTAGGTGCGGAAGTGGATGCATACCGTAATCTAGCCTCCTCCCAAGCAGAAGCTATTAAGCAGAACAAGTCTTTAGATAGTAGTTACAAAGCTCTCCAAGCATCTGCTGACCAATATTATGCTTCCCAAGCGAAGCAGGCTGCTGCTATGCAAGCGTTGAACGACGCAGGATATCGTGCGCAAGAGTACAAGAAACTGATGGATGCTCAACAAGAGCTTATCCGTACGACGAATGAATTAGCTAATGCTGAAGCTCGTCAGAAAACTATCTCACAGAATCGTGATATTGAATTACATACACAGAAGTTAAAAGACTTGACGAAAGCTCACGCAGAAGCAATCGTTATGGACAACGAATACGAACGTGCTCAACGATCTAAGGCTTCTGCTAGTGCTGCTGCTCTTGCTGCAATGGGTCCAAATCAAGCCATGCTGGATGCCAATACTAAAGCAGGAGATGCTTTTATTAGGAGTCTTCAAGAGCAAGCAACTCGTGCCTCTTTATCTGGTAAAGCTCTCACAGAGTACAATGCATCGTTAATCCAAACTCGTGCTAATCAACTAGGTGTAGGCGAGTCTGCTAAACCTTTGATTGAGGCTCTGAAACAAACTCATGCTCTCTCAGGCAGTGCTCACGCTGGTATGG